AAACCACCAACAATAACAGAATATGCTCCACTAGCAATATTTCCGTTACCACCACCCGCAAAAGAATAGTTTGTTGTGGATTGATTATTGTTACCACCAGCTAAAGCAGAATAATATCCACTTGCAATATTTGCATAACCGCCACCAACAACAGACCCAGTTCCAGAAGCAACCTGTGCTGCACTACTTCTACTTGTCTGCCAATCCACCGCATTAGCACCCCTAGCATTACCACCTGTAGCAGTAGATGTAGTCTGTTGTGCTTGTAATGCTCCTGTTCCTTGTGGCTGTAGCACTAAAGGCACGTTTGCATCTGATCCAACTGCGCTTATTACAGGAGCTACAGTTGTTGCACCGCCCTGAATTTGAATGTAATTGGCAGAACCATTGCCAAACTGAGACGTTCCGCTTGAGTAAAAACTAGGTGAAGAATAAACACCTGTACTAGGGTTGTATTGAAGTTTAGTAGAACTTGTGTACTCAGTCGATAAATTACCCGATGTTTGGTTAGCAAACAAAGGATAACGTGTCGCATTAGTAGTCGTGTCGTCCGTTACAGTTGCATAAGCAGTTGGTGTTGCCCAAGTCAAAGCACCGCCACTTGTAACGCTTAAAACCTGTCCTGAACTACCCACCGCAAGGAATGTCGTTGCATTAAGTGCAGACTGATAAGGTATTGAATAAGCAGCGCCACCCAATAAATTAGTCGCACTTGCCACGCTCAAAGTATTAGCATTTACCCATGTTGGGGCGCTAGTTGCATTAGACTGAAGCAATTGTCCAGTAGAGCCAACAGCAATAAATCCTGTTGCACCGATAGCTGTTTGGTATGGAATTACTCCAGCAGAACCACCGACAATGTTACTCGCAGAACCAACCGACAAAGATGATTGGCTAACCCATTGCGGAGCAGATGCGCTACCTAGTGTTTGGAGAACTTGCCCGGAAGTCCCCGCAGAAAGGAACGAAGTCGTACCAGAACCCGTTTGATACGGAAAGGCATAAGCACTCCCTCCTGTGATATTACTTGATGTTGTTGCAGTCGCAGCGTTTCCACCAATACTCAAGGCAGATGCCGTTCCTGTGATATTTGTGCCTACAAAAGTAGGAGTTGTCGTAAAGCTCGGAGTCGATCCACCAACAAAAACACCAGTTCCTGTCGCAAAGGATGTCGCACCCGATCCTGTTTGATATGGTACAGCTCCTGTTGAGCCACCCGCTAAATTGGTTGAATACGTTGCGTTTGTTGCGTTCGTTGCGTTTGTTGCGTTTGTCGCATTGGTTGCAGTCGCAGCATTACCAGAAATAGACCCTGTGATCGTATTTGTAACGCTTAGATTTGTGAAATTAGAAGATGTAGCACTTAAAGATGTAAAAGCACCTGTGGACGGAGTAATATTTCCTACAGGAGTATTGTTTAGCGCAGTAATCGTAATACTTACGCCTGAAATTGAGCCACCAGTAATATTGACGTTTGGGCTAGATAAAGTCGTAAAGCTACCAGTTGACGGAGTAGTTGCACCAATTGGCGTACTATTAATCGTACTAGTAAAAATTGAGGCATTAGAAATAATGTCAGACGAAAGAGGAGGTGAGAAGAACTCACCCCCTGGCCCGACCAATCCAACACACACACCATTGACATCAAATATTGCCTGAACAGGAACAATATTCGTTGTTTGGGTTAGCGCTACTTGGTTTGTCATCAGTAAGGTGTGCAAGTCATAACAATAACATCACCAGCAGACATATTCGCTGCTAGTCCTGTTGTAATGCCATAACCTGTCATAGTTACTGACGTTGTGGAACTTGCCGTTTGTTGTAAAAACAAATTTGAGCCGTTTGTAACATCATTGGCAGTACACAACCAACCATTTGGAGCGGCAGGAAGTGTTAACGTACCAGATGCAGCACCTCCGCTCCCAACTGTTACCGCAAAACAATTTGGAGTCAATCCCTTGATTGTGGGAGCTGTACCAAATCCACTTGCAATAACTGGTTGTTGTGCAAACGTGTTCAAAAGAACAGTATTTGGGGTACTTGTGTTTGCAACTTGGTTTGTCATGATTGATCTGCCATAGGAGTAATATACAAATTAGCAGTCGATGTCGCAGTAATGGCGCTTACAGAGAATCCGTTAGACGGAACTGCAATTACCATTGGTGTTGACATAGAAATGCCGAGTATTACTGTGTTAGTAGGAGTTCCATTAGTCGGAAATACCGCTGCAGGAGCTGTGACCGAGTTCAGAGCGTTAGCTTCTGTAATCGTAAGCGCAATCGGATTGGCTGAAGTGTTAAGAAAACCGCAATAATTGATTTGATCGTTACCCGCTGGAGTAACAGTCAAAGCAGTTGAAGCGGTAGTCGAAACAGCTACAACGTATGATGGGCCAACTGGCCTAAAAACGCTTGTATTTGCCATGATTAAGCAGCGTTAGTTGCGACTGGTAAACCTTCTACACGATGCACTTTGAAATCATACACGCCAGAAGCAGGAGTAATTGCAGTTGCAGCACCAGATGTGTTCTGGAATTGAACTGTCAAAACACCAGCAGAAGCCACATCACAATTAGAAATAATGATGTTTGATGTTTGATTTCCTTGATATTGTAAGAAAGTAACGATATCAGAGGATTGGAGTCCTGCAATAGCAAATGTTTGCAGAGATTGTGTGGATGAAGTTGTTAACGCTGCTGGAGTCAAATTTGGTGCGATAACGAACTGCTCAAGAATGTTACCTCTTGAAATTGTGGTACTTGACATGGTGTTTCCTTTGGGAAATTACAGTTAATTATAGTCTAAAAAGAGAAAAAGACACCCCTTTTGAGGATGCCTTTTCTCAGTTTTTTAGCGTGGATTAGCTAAAGTCATAGCCATAAACATATACATCACCAGTACCAGTTGCGCCAGAGGCGGTTGTTACGTCTGCGTATAAAGTTTGGACTGTTTGCGCTGGGGTGTTAGCAGATGCTGTTGACAATGAAACACCGAGAGGTGAAGTTGCCAATGCAGAAATCTGAGCTGTAGTCAACGCTGGGAACAAACTAGAGGGTGAACCTACGTTTGTTGTTGTAAGACTTAAAGCAGTAGTTGTAGACAATGCAACAGTTGCGCCTGCATTGTTTACGTTAGTTACTAACAAAGTCTGTGGCAGATACGCAGTAGAGTTATTTACTGGAACTGGTGTAAAACCAACAGCATTTAAGTTAACACCCTTTGCGACACCGATCAAACGCAATGTTTGATTTGTGGTGACATTACTTGGGTGTGCCGTTACTGTGGTTGCTGGGCCTGGATTACTCATTTGTGTTTTCCTTTAAATAAGTTGGTTAGGCTGCAATTCTGCAGGAAAGTTCAGGGTATAGCGGGGCCCATCCGTACAACACATCTAAACGAGTAGGAATACTATCGTTGTTGATGGTGTATTGACGTACGACACGCATTGACAGACCAATCTCTTTGTCAGAGGCACGACCCGCAAAATGCACACCTTCAGGAAGCTCTAAATCGGCTCATTTCTGTTACTTTCGGCTTTCGCCTACTGACCACTTTTGTGGCGGGAAAAACTCTTCGGATTCTCCTCTCTGCCTTCAGTTCAGTTATAGCAGAGTTCAGACTATCGCATCAGCTTTCGCTGCCATCCCACTTAGTCGTTCAGCCTGCACGACCTTTCGGTCTGCTTGGCCCTTGTTAACCTCTTCAGGCACTCCAAGTCAATCAGGGACAGTTTTCTACTTACGCTGCTTGTAAGTAGCCGCAGTCATTTACGGCAAGAGTAAAGGCATTCCTGTGCATCATGATATTTTGTGGAGACAAAGTACCTGTGTTGTTGAAAGGTGTTACTACGGCTGTAGTTGAAGTAGAACCAATCACGATTGTGTTTTGGAACTGACCACCAACGATGATTGCAGGAGAAACTTGAATGTTTGTTGCGCCTGTTCCTACTGTTGTAGTAGTTGTAACAACAAAATTACGCAGTTTACCTGAACCATATGCTTGGCGGTTTTGTGGGTTAGTTGCATAGAGACCGGCAATTTGGATCACGTCACCAGCGTTCAATGTGCTTGAAGCAGATG